CATCTGCGACTCCTAACCTCCGTCAGGGTATGTTTGTCTATGGTTATTTCCAAGATGGTCCTGAGCAACAAGTACCTATTATTACTGGTGTCTTAGGTCATACTGCTACTACAAAATTAAAACAAAAGATAGGTACTACAGACTCTAACTTTGCACCTACTAGTGGTTATGCTGAAGGAAAGACACCAAAGTCTTTTAGAACTAAAGAAGTTGTTCCTAAGTATGATCAGGTAACACAAAAACCAAAATCAAATTCTGTAGAGAAAGATGTTGAAGTTGCAGATTCTGTAGGGAAGGGTTCATTAAATGGATTTGGATTAAAGAATAATTTAGAAGCTACTGCAGAGCAGTTAAAAGATATTGCATCGGCACAATCTAAAGCAGATTTATTAAATTTAACTGGTCAAGCAAGGGATGTTTTTGTTAAGAGTAAAGTCCATCAGGAATTAAGAAATAGAATAAAAAGGGCAAATTCTCCTATAACACCACCAGTACCAGGTGCTACTTGTGAAAGTGCAGATGCTCCTCATAGATTAAATGCAGGTCAGGTACAGAGAGAAGATAAGTATAGGGAAAAAATAGTTGTTGCTAAACCTGATGATCCTGTTCAGTCGGCAATGAAAGCTATGCAGACTATTATTGATACTTTGACGAATAAAATTGATAAGTTCCAAAAAGCAGTTCAAGGTGGTGGATATATTGATATGGTTTCTATGACTAATCCTTTAGAAGATATGAATAGGGAGATAGATAATTCTTCTCAAGAGATGTCCAAATATATGAAAATTATTATGGATAAGATGATGGAATTTGTTAATAAAACAACTAATAAAGAATTAGCTAGTGCCGTATCTGCAATGCCATCTAGTATGAGATTTATGTTTGCAGATATGAAAGAGTTAACTGGTCAGACAACTCATTCAATGTATCTTGATATTGGTAATAATTTAAGTACTACTATTGGTCCTATATTGAAAGAATCATTAAACGTTGGTGGTATATTAGATATTGCAAAGCAGAGAGCACTTAATATTAATTTGGATATTAATCTTCCATTACCTAAGATTGGTGATGTTGCTAATGATGCTGTAGGTATTCTGGATTCAGTCAAGACTAATGTTTCTTTTCCACTTAAGAAAACGATAGGAAATATTAAACCACCAGGAGTTATTAGTGGTAGTGGAACAAAAGATGATCCTTGGATTAGTCCTGCTCAAGATCTTGAAGTTGGGGATACTTATACTACTACATCAGCTCCAGAAGGAGTGGCAAGTATGCCATATATACCACCTCCAGAGTTAACACCTCCACTTCCACCTCAACAGATTCCTCCACTACCAGAATGGATCGCACAGTTTGGACCTGAAGAAGGTAGACTTAAGTATAATGAAGCAAAGAAAGGTTTAGTTCCTTTAACTCCAGATACATCTTTACCTCCTATAGTTAGACAAGCTGTTTTAATTCCACCATCGGTTCCAGAGTTTTCGGAAAATCTTGTAGCAAATGCTAATAGTGATGGTATAGCTCCATTGTCTATTAGTCTTGATGCGGATCAACTTACAAAACCAACTATTCCTATGTGTTATGCAGAGGATGTTGCTGCAAAGATAATTCATGCACATAGAGAATCAATTGATGCTGCTAATAATAAAATTCTTAAGAATATGAATAATTTTATTGGGGATATGCAAGATCTGATTGGCATAGCACAGCAACCGTCCAGCGATTTGCTTCCAGGATTAGAACAAGGTGCAATCGTAGGTATAACAGATGAAGAAGTATTGGATCAGGTTAGAGGTGGATCAAATTATCTTACTGCTGAAAAAGTTGGGGTGACATTCTTTAAAAATATTAAACCATCTATTGAAACGTCACCAGGATCTGGAGCTCTTGTTGATATAACTGTATCATCAGGTGGACTTGTTGGAAAGGGTGCTGCATCTGCATCGAATTTTACGTGGATTGATCAGGGAACAAATTATGTTAATGGTAATCAACCAGGTACTATTTGTGATACTAATGGTAGTGGTACTGGTATGGTAATTAATATGACTGTTGTAGGAGGAGCAATACAGACTGTACAGGTTCATACAATAGGTTCAGGATATAAAGTAGGGGATGAGATTTATCCTCATATGCAAGGAGGAGCAGGATCTATTGCAGGTAATGGTAGTTTTAAATTAGATATGGTTGCAGGTGCTATTGATCCTGATGGTATTAAGATTGTAAAGAATGGTGGTAACTATCAGATAGGAGATGTGTTAAAGGTTAATGGTGGTGGATTTGATGCGAGTTTTACTGTTACTGCTTCTAATGATGTACCCCCTCCTGAGAAAAAGGAAAGTAAGAAACCAAATTTAGCAGGGTTACTTAGTAAGTTGGGTGGTATTCAAGGTAATTTAAGTAAGGCATTAAACTTTGAAAATGTACAGACTAATGTATTTGATTTTGAATTACCACCTAACCCTGCAGTTTCTGATTTCTATCAATTAGCAAGAGGTGGTGCTACACAAGCAGAATCTCAGATACCAAGTCTTGAGGCTCTTGCGAAGAATGTTAATGCAGATCAAATTGTTCCTCCTGCTGATAAAGCCTTGAGTTTTGTCTTACCACAAAAGGGACAACCAAATATTAATAAACTTGTTGACAAGGCTGAAGATGTATTGGATGATGTAACTAATGCCTCTGGAATAGGGTAATAAATATTAATTATGGCAAGCACTCAACCTAAATTTAATATCTTTGGGGAAGTTACTCAAAGTGATATACGAGTTGGTTACATATCTACTGATAGGGGATATGTTCAACTGGTTGATCTTTGTGAAGCCAATGACTATGCGAAGAAAAAACCAGAGACAGTATTCATATATGAGAATAGAGATAAAGTATTATATTTAACTATTGATGAAGTTAATAAGTTAGATATTAGTAAATTAATACCAAAATCAACAGCAGCTGATGGTGGTTGTGATGGATTGCAGTTAAGTACTCCATGTGATGGTAAAACAGTTGCTAATTTTTATGGTGGTGGTGGAGTAGGTGTAGTAGGTAACCCAATTATTGGAACTGATGGTGCTGTATTAGCAGTTGATTTGGTTCATGGTGGATTTGGGTATCAGTATCCTCCTATTGTAGAAGTTAAAGATAGTTGTGATCTTGCTGATGGAGCTCTTTTTGAATCTATTATATCTGATGATGGATATACAATAAACACTGTAAAATATTATGATGAATGTCCTGGTGTACAAGATGAACTTGAATTATGTGGTCCGACACCTGTAGAGAAGGCAGGGTGGGGTAGGATATTTAACCAAGAAGCTGTAGATATAGGACCTTGGGATCCAACAAAGTATACTGATAATATATTAGCAGATCCAATTGATTTGGAGATGGAGGCTTATAAGAAAGCACTTGCTGAATTTAAGAATCCTTTTTGGAATACAAGAAGTCAGACTCCAATAACTATAACCTCTGATGATAAAGTTTCTAACCTCAAGTATGATGTATATGGTTGGTGGTGGGGTTCAAACCCAGGAATTAATCCTAGAGGTGAAATTGATAATCTTTATATAAAATTATTAGGAAGAAGGGGAGAAGATGCTGGAATAAAATATTGGGAGGAGGATCAGGTTTATGGTTCAAGTCTTGAGAAACTTGAACAAGGATTTAAACTTCAACCTGAGTGGAAGCAGGTTTGTGAAGGTGAATGTATACCTGTTATGCCAGAGTGTACTTATCTTTTTGGATCATATTGGGAGTATGATAAAGAGAAGTTTATGAATAAGTATGCAATATCTCCAGAACCAATGTCTAATGTTATTGGAACTGATGGTGGTGGAAAAATGTATTCTATGGAATGGGATATAGATTTTCCTTATGATGGTAATTATACTTTCATAGTTCAGTGTGATAATGAGGGAACCTTATTTGTTGATGGGGAAAAGAAAGGTGAATATAACATAGGTGCTGGTGGTGCTAAAGGTAATACATTATCTCCTCCAACTAAAAATATGGTGAATTTACCTAAAGGAAATCATAAAGTTAGATTTGATCTTGTAAATTTAGTACAGAAAAAGAGAATTGTTAAAGCAGCAGACGCAGGCCCAAAAACAAATGATGTAGATTTTAAAATAACTACTTCAACATGGCACGGTGCTACTGCATCTATAGAAGATTTGGATATATATGTCGAGAAAAAATATGGTTCTGAATATGTACCACCAAAGGATTTTAATAGAAAGGTTGAGTATGGAAGAGTATATGATGTAGTTTTAACAAGCAATACTTTTAGAACTGAGACTGGGACTACTAATGGCATTACTTATGTTGGACTAAAGAAACCAGGAGATAAGCGTTGGAGTAGTGGTACTAGACTTGAGTTTGATGATAATTCCCAGAATGGATTTGATGTTAATGGATCATTTACTATTGATAAAGTTACTGGAGGAACAGCTAAGTTTAATAAAAGTGGTGAGAGTATTGATTTTACAGGAAAAAATGTTAAGGTTACATTAACTTATAGTTGGAAGGATGATCCTACTATAGCAGGTAAAGCATTAGATCAAATTAAAATTGGTACAACAACATGGACTCAAGGAACAGAAACTGAAGGTGATTTAAAATATATTAAACCTGATGGAACATTATCAATTACTAATGGAAAACAAAATCCTTGGATAAAGAGTTTTCCAAGTACCAATTGGACTAGTAATAGTGCGACTGAATTTTTAAGATCACATGCTGTGTTTCCAGTTCATGATGGTACACAAAATGATAAGTATCATAAAGGAACATGGTATATTGATGTTGCAACTGCAGGAAATTATACTGTTGAAGTTCAGTCAGATGATACTGCAAAAATAGAATGGGATAATAATGTTGTAGCAGAGACTGCATGGATAGATCAAAGAGTAAGATCATTTACTATTTCTAATGTTTCTACAGGTATTAATAAATTATCTGCAACAGTTAGAAATAACGGCAGGTATGGTCAAAATTGGTATCATAATCCAGGAGGAGTTGCTTGGAGATTGAAAGATCCTTCTGGTACGGTTGTTGCTACCAGTCTTGATCCTTTTAATGATCCAGGATATCCTCTTCGTAAATCACAAGGTAGCGAGACACATACTATAACACTAGGTAGAGTTAGTGAGTTAGGAAGTGATGCTAGTGCAGGTGTTAAGTTAAGAACTAAAGGTAAGAATGTTCTTCAGATGGAAGATATTCCTCATATTAAAGATCAAGATATATTTTTTGATGATGTAATTATTACTGCATCTCAAGGAGAATTCTTTGAAATAAATGGTAATAAAGCAAAATATACTTTACCTAAACCTTTACCTATAGATATATCATCTACAAGTGGCACTAGTGATGAATTAAAAATATTTAATACTCTTGACTATATTGATAAAGCAAATAGAAAATTATGGAAGACCAGTAATTTAAGCCCTCAAGCAAGAAAAGATAGTGCTAATTCTTTTGGTAATCGATATGGTATAACTCCATTTAATCCTAATATTGATCATAGTACAAACTATCCAGGATTCCATAAAATTGTTTGGACTAATATTAAGTTTCCTGTAACTGCTGAGTATGATATCACTGTTTCTGTTGATGATAATGTAAGATTAAGAATTGGTGATCAAGTTGATATTCAGAAGGATGGTTTTGCTAAAAGAGGTGATTGGAGAACAGCAACTGGAACAAGTGTTTATAGAAAGAAAATTAAGGAGGGTACATATAATATAACTGCTGACTTAGAACAAATACGAGGTGGTACGTATGGTAGACAGTCTAATAGTATGTCACTTGGTATTGATATACGATCTATTGGTAGTATAGTAACAGAACTTGATAGGAAGAGTTGGAATAATAATCCTTTTGCTGTTGCAATGTCAATTGATGGTCCACCTCCTCCTCCACCTGAGAGAGAAGTGCCTATTGGTGAGGGTGAAGATCACTGTCCTCAAAATCCAATTTGGTCAACTATGGATGCAGGTGCTAGTGAATCATGGTATCCATGTGAATCCAAACCTTGGAGTAAATTTACAAATAAGTATGCTATTAGTCCAGTACCACCTTTAGATACTCCTGGAACTGATGGTGTTGGTGTATTATATAAAAATTCTTGGAAAATGTCTGCTCCTTATGCAGGATTTTATATGGTAAAGGGAACAGTAGAGGATGTTGGAAGAGTTATTGTTGATGGCCAAAAAATTGGTGATTTACCTTCTCCAACCGAGGATTGTGTAAATTTAGTAACTAATAAAGTTTATTTAAGTGAAGGTACTCATACTATTGAGGTTGAAGTTAAAAATAAAAAAGATTATGAAACACCAAAGTTTTTTATAGATAAGAAGATTTTTAATACTATTGATTGGCAGAATCAAATTTCTAGATCAGCAGAAGTAAAGGATGTTGATTTTAAAATAGCTACTTCAACATGGCATGGTGCTACTGCATCTATAGAAGCATTGGGAATATATCATGAGAAAAAATTTGGGCCTGATTATGTCCCACCAAAAAGTTTTACTAGGACAGTTGAGCGTGGAAGAATATATGATGTAATTTTGACAAGTGATACCTTTAGAAATGTAACACCTAATAGGATTACATATATTGGAATGAGACTACCTGAAAATAAACGTCGGGTTAGTGATACTAGACTTGAGTTTGATGATAATCCTAAGAATGGATTTGATGTTAATGGTTCATTCACTATTGATAAAGTTGCTGGAGGAACAGCAAAATTCAATCAAAATGGTGATGATATTGATTTCACAGGAAATAATGTACAGGTCACCTTAACTTATACTTGGAGGGATGATCCTACTATAGCAGGTAAAGCTTTAGATCAAATTAAAATTGGTGCAACAACATGGACTCAAAATGAAACAATAGAAACACCACCAAAGAATAAACAAAACCCTTGGATAAAGAGTTATCAAAATGATACTAACTGGATTAGTAATGGTAACGTTGCTTTCCTAAGATCACATGCTGTTTTCCCAGTTCATGATGGCACACAGAATGATAAGTATCACAAAGGAACATGGTATCTTGATATTAAATCTGGAGGAAATTATACTCTTGAAGTTCAGTCAGATGATACTGCAAAAATGGAATGGGATTCAAACCTTGTAGGAAATACTAGTTGGAGTGATCAAAGAGTAAAATCATTTACTATTTCTAATGTTCCTGTAGGTAATCATAGATTGGCCGCAACAGTTAGAAATAATGGTAGGTATGGTCAAAGTTGGTATCATAATCCAGGAGGAGTTGCTTGGAAATTAAAAGATGCAAGTGGTACTGTTGTTGCTACCAGTCTTGATCCTTTTAATGATCCAACTCCATCTAATGTTAAATCATCGGGTAGTGAGACACATACTATAACTATGGGTAAAACTGCAATTGGTGATGATATGACGGCTGGGATTAAATTAAGAACTAAAGGTGATACTGTTCTTCAGATGGAGGATATTCCTCATGTGCCTATAGAAGATCAAAAGATTCTTTTTGATGATGTAATTATAAATGCATCAGAAGGAAAATTCTTTGGAATAAACGGTAATAAGGCTAAGTATGTACTTCCTGAACTTCATAATACAAATTTAGATAGGGATGGTGTTACATATAAAGGGCCTGCTTTATATAATTATAAATTCAAGGGATATGGGGAATTTTTGAATAAGAATGGAGTTACTCCTGATTATCCTAAGTTTGGTGGTGGAGAAATTATTAATTATGAATGGAGTAATGTTGATTTTCCAGTAGATGGTGAATATGATTTCCATTTTGCTCATGATGCTCATGGATCAGTATATTTTGATGGAGAAGAAGTTATAAGAGGGGATTTTGATAATGTAGCAGGTGTTTCTGCACAAGATTATGCGAATTGGAGAACTGGTATTACGAAGAAAATATTCGTAAATAAAGGTAAGCATACAATAACAGTTGCACCAACTCATGGACGTATAGGACAGACATCTGGTTGGGCTGATGGATTATTTAAAAAGATATCAGATGATTATTATAGAGGGCAACAAGCATTTGATAATAATCCAAGTGCAATGGCAGTTGGAATAACAATCAAGACAGAAACTAAACCAGAAATTGGATCAAAAGAAGAGATAGCACAGAGAGGAAAATCCTGGAAAGATAATCCAACAGCGATCTCAGCAATAATGATTCCTCCTCCTTGTCCTAAGAAAATAAAAGGAAAGGGTGTTGTTGTTGATGTTATTGTTGATGATCCTGGTGGCCCATATCCAACCCCTGAAACACCACCTGAAGTAAGTTATCCTGTTACTTTAAGATTGAAGGAAGTAATTCCTGGTCCAACAGGAATTAATTATAATCCAGGTAGTAATCCAATTGAATTTCCACCATATGAAAAACCACCTATTGAGACTGAATTGCCACCTACACCTCCTCCAGGTATTGGTACTGATGCTAGTGTAACAATTACAGCTATCCCTTCAGCAATTAAGAAAGGTAAGTGTAGTATTCTTAAGTATACATCTAATGGTAATACTAAAACTGTAATAACTCCTGCAGTAGGTGAGGTTCCTGCTGTACCTGAAGGGTCTGTAAGAGTTTGTCCTTCTGAGACTACTGTTTATACTATTACTGGAGATGGTGAAAGTGGTGGAGATCCTGGTGATGGTGACGGCGGTGGAGGCCCAAAAGGTCCAACCGATACTACAACGGTGATAGTTATAGATGATGGTCAAGATCCTGAAGTAGCTCCTCCTCCTACAGAACCCGAACCAGATCCTGGTGATCCAATTATTATAGATCCTCCTAATGGAGCTAAATTAAAACCAAGATTTGGGCCTCATGGAACGATTGTTGGTGTTGATGTTATAGATCCTGGTCTTGGATTTACTGAATATCCTACAATCTCTATGCCATCTGCTACTGGTGTTGGTGTTGTCTTCAAACCACAATTTGAAATCATAAGAGATCCATTGGATGTTCCTCCTGATAAATTAATACAGGTAACAGATCTAGTTGGATTGAAACAAACTGGTTATGTTGATGGTAGAGCATATTATGGTACAGTATTCTATGATAATGACATTAAATATGCTGGTATGTATGAAACCATTGGACAAAAGATACGTGTCTATGATACAATGCAGGATAGTATAGATGCTATGGATAGATCAGATCCATCTGCAATTCAACGTTCAGGAACTGACCTATCAAGTAATGATCCTAGACTTGATATTCCAAATACCCCCGATAATTTAATCTAATATGGCAGGACAAGGTAACGCAGGTCAAAATAATAGAAGAAGTGGTAGTGCCAAGCAGAATTATACTGCTATAAAATATGGTAACAATCAAGGATCTATTGCATTTGGTCAGATTCATAAGCAAGGAGATGTTACATCTGGTGTTATGCTTGAGACTCCAGATGGTGAACATCAATTATCTCTTGATTTAGATGGTCAGAGGAAAGGATGGACAGTTTCTACTAGTCCTGGTAATTTTCAGGTAGAGTGTGGTTCTGCTAAAAAAGAAGCAGAAGATTCTATGGTTTTGAATGCAAAGAATGGTAATATTATTTTGTTAGCTACTAATGGTAAGATTAGAATGCAAGCAACTGATATTGAGATGATTGCAGTAGGTGAAGGTGGTGCTAAAGGTAATATTAAAATGAATGCTACCGAAACAATAACAACTGAATCTAAAAAGTTTCTGGTAAATGCTAAATCATTTTATAGAATTGCTTCACCTCAAACAGGAGAGGTTGTTGCAAATGGAGTGTTAAAATTGTATAGTTCTATTATTAGGGGAGTGACTGATGCTGTTGCTGTGAAAGATTCTAAGGTAGCAGGACAAAGATTCCAAAAACAAATGAACGAGGGGGCTTAACATGTCATACAATGTAGATGATATTAATGTAGGAGGTCAACTAAAGGTTGGTACAGGTATTGATGTAGCTCCTATACAAGAAGGAGATGAGAAAATTAATGGATCCATGTTTGCTGAAGGCCCTGTAGTTTTTGGTAAACCTGATGCGTTCTCTTCGATAGAAGGAACCTTGATGGTTGGTCCTATTGGTAATAATGATCCTGATATGCCTGATGGTACTAGTCCATATAAGACAGTGCTTGGTCTTTCTGGTTCTCAACCACAAGCCATATTTTCTAAAGGAAATATGTTTATACAAGGAGATCTTTTTGTTACGGGATCTGTTGATTGTTTTTCTGTTGGAAGACTAGAGGCAAGGCATAGAGCAGCAGATGCTTCTCCTAAGAAGTTTGATATGGAGCATCCTTCTAAGGGTGAGGGTCATCGTCTTGCTCATGCTTGTATTGAAGGTCCAGAGGTGGGAGTCTACTATAGGGGTAGACTTAAGAACAGTAATGTGATAGAGTTACCTACATACTGGAAGGATTTAGTACATGCTGACAGTATCTCTGTTCAACTTCAACCTATTGGTGCTCATCAGGACATCATCATAAAGAGATGGGATGATGAGAAGGTGCATCTACAGTCAAGAGGCCCTATTCCTATTGATTGTTTCTATCATGTTTATGCTGAAAGAAAGGATGTAAATGCTTTGGTTGTAGAATATGAAGGGAATGATTGGGATGATTATCCTGATAAAGATAACCATGACCCTAAATATGCAGAGGTGATCAACACTAGGACTCGTTAAAATGATTGATGAATACCTTACAAGGTGTGTAGTAGATACATTAAGAAGAACTATTACAATTTACTCTTCGGAAGGAGATGAAAATATAGTTAAGTGTGATACTGTAGATGAATTTATGAATGTGCTTAACTTTGTACGTGAAACTTGTCCAGAAGATGTGTTAGTGTATTCTGATCCTGTCTGAGGGAAAACAGCTTTTAATTCCAAAAAAGATGGGAAAAAAATCCCCAGGTTTTTTTGACCCCATTAGATTGGCAGAGTTTTTTTGTTATGCTAAATAATCCATAACAAGAACTATAAGTACGAATACAATGGGTCTTTCCAGATTAGATAATTTTCTTAAATCAGCGAGAGGGACAATTCTCTATGTTAATCCTAATGATTTAGATGCAACTGATAGTGTCGAAAATCAGGGAAACTCATTAACACGTCCTTTTAAAACTATTCAACGTGCGTTAATTGAGTCTTCTAGGTTTTCATATCAGAAAGGTTTAGAAAATGATCGTTTTGCAAAAACGACTATATTAATATATCCAGGCGACCATTTGGTTGATAATAGACCTGGTTATATACCCATAGGAACCAATCAATATCGATTACGTAACGGATCAACAACAAATAATTTACCTCCATTTGATTTAACATCAAATTTTGATCTTTCTACATCAGATAATGAATTATATAAACTTAACAGTGTTCATGGTGGTGTAATTGTTCCTAGAGGAACATCACTCGTTGGACTAGATTTAAGAAAAACGAAGATAAGGCCAAGATATGTTCCAAATCCAACAAATGATGATATAGAGAGATCTGCTCTATTCAGAGTTACTGGTGGATGTTATTTCTGGCAGTTTTCAATGTTTGATGCTGATCCTAATGGTCAGTGTTTCAAGGATTATAGTGAAAACCTCTTTGTTCCTAATTTTTCACACCACAAATTAACTTGTTTTGAATATGCAGATGGTGTCAATAACGTAAAAATCAATGATTCCTTCATTAGTGGCACTGATGGAGAATTTGATAGAACTGATCTTCAAATGTATTATGAGAAGGTTGGTCTAGTTTATGGTGCTTCTTCTGGTCGTGCTATTGAGCCAGATTATCCAAGTTCTGGACTTGACATTCAACCAAAAATTGATGAATATCGTATAGTTGGTTCTCAAGGAAAAACTGTTGGTATTAGCAGTATCTTCTCTGGTGATAGTGTAATTGCAAATACAACTGTTACAGTTACAACTAATAATCCTGTTCCAGAATTGCAGGTAGATACTCCATTCAGTATTAAGGATGTTGGAGTGGATGAATATAATGGTCAATTTGTTGTATCTGAGGTTGTTAATACTAGTAAAATTAAATATCAAGTACAAAATACACCAATTGTAGCAAATCCAAGTTCTGCAGGTTCTGAATTAAGTCTGACTGCGAATACAGTTACATCTGCATCTCCATATATCTTTAATGTATCTCTGAGATCTGTATTTGGTGTATGTGGACTTCTTGCTGATGGTAAGAAAGCAACTGGATTTAAGTCTATGGTGGTTGCTCAGTTTACTGGTATTGGTCTACAGAAGGATGATAATGCATTTGTATTATATAATCCGACAAATGGAGAATATGATGATAGTACAGCAGTAACATCTGTTTTAAGTAATAATTCAAAAGCAATTTATAAACCATCTTATAGAAACTTCCATATTAGGGTAACTAATGATGCCTTTATTCAGGCCGTTTCTATATTTGCGATTGGTTATGCAGAGCATTTCTCATCTCAAAATGGTGGTGATATAAGTCTTACAAACTCAAATTCAAACTTTGGTTCTAAGTCATTATCATCTAAAGGATTTAAGCAAGATGCATTTAAGCAAGATGATAAGGGTTATATAACTCATATTATTCCACCAAAACAATTACCTCTTACAGAAGTATCTGTAGAGGTTGAATCTTTAGATGTTCAGAAAACTGCTGTTGGTGTTGGATCTACAGGTAATCTTTACTTGTATGGTAAGACTAACCCAGATACCCCACCCGAAAATGTTATTGAGGGATATAGAGTTGGTGCAAGAAAGAATGATGATCTTAAGGTTCTAATTTCTGATGCTGGTACAGTAACAGAGAAAAAAGCAAGAATCGTTATGGCTGGATCTCAGACGAGTTCTGAGAAATCTTTTGATGTTGCTAGAACTGCAACAGGAAATACAATTACAAATAACGTAATTCGTTTAGATGCTGCTCATGATTTTATAAATGGAGAATCTGTTAGAGTTATTAGTGATAATGGACATCTTCCTGATGGTTTAGATGCGAATACCTTATACTATGTAATTACAACTGGTAGTGGTATTAATACAAATACTGATGTCAAACTATCTAAGACACTTAGTGATGCACTAATTACAACTGCTGGTCAAGAATTAGTAATTAATAATCGTGGTGGTTCTTTAAAAGTTGTAAGTAGAGTATCTGATAAGAACTCTGGCGAATTAGGTCACCCAATTCAGTATGATACTACAAATAGTCAGTGGTATGTAAATGTTTCTACTACTCCAAGTGAGAATACCATTTATCCAAGTCTTGTAAGCTTAGGAACAACTGTTCTTGGTAGTGCAACTCCTAGAACCTTTATTACTAGAGTACCTGATAGTAGAAATGGTGATGATACCATTTATCGTGCAAGGTATGTAATTCCAAAGGATGCAGGAACCGCAAGACCACCAAGTGATGGATTCATTATTCAGGAATCAAACACTGGTATTGGAGCAACTGATGCAGAAGTTCAAGCATATTTTGGATCAGGAACTCTTACTAATGAAAATCAATTAAGGAACTTTAGAATTGTTGCTGATGCAAGTTGGAGTGGAACTGATGTTTCTGTTCAAACTGAATTACCACACAATTTAACTGTTGGTTCCGAAGTTCAACTTGTCAATATTAAGAGTACAACTAATACAACTGGTGTAGGTAATTCTGGATTTAACAGAACGTTTGCTGTTACTGGTATTAGTAGTGCAAAGAACTTTACTGTAGGTTTAACAACTGATCCAGGTACATTTACAAGTGATGTTACTTCAAGAACAGTATCACTACCATACTTTAAGAGAAAGAGATTTAAGGATACTTATTATATCCAAGGAAGTCATGAAGCTCAGAAGTTTATTGCAGGAAGTCAGGATGGTATTTATTACTTAACAGTAGTAAATGCTTCAAACTCCCCTACTATATCTGAGTTTGCTGGTGATAAGTTCTCTCAACCTGTTAAGGAACTATTCCCACAAACAAATAGGGATAATCCTGTATCTGATCCAGAAGAAACAAAGTCATTTGCCGTTCCTAATGTAATTGGTAAGGTTGTTGTTAATGATGTTCAGAAGAGTGTAACAAAAGAAACTCTTACCAAATTTAATAGGGATGTTGATACAGGTATTGCACTTAGTAACATTGTTTCTAGTGCAACAGGTATTGCACATACACTTCAATCAAGTGTAGATCATGGATTGAATAAGGCAACACTTGTAAGTATTGCAAATAGTGGAGCTGGATATGGTATCGGATCTGCTGTTGAAGAAACATATTATAATGCTAGTTTAGTTTCTATAGGAACTTCTGTAACTGGTGTTAATGCTACTGCAAAGGTTACTGTTGCTCCAACAGGTGGTATTACTACTATCGAATTGATGGATGGTGGTAGTTCATTTAATGTTGGAAATACATTAGCAGTTGTTGGTATTGCAACTACAACTGGATATAGTCAAGCAACTGTTACTGTAAGTAAGGTATATGATAATACTGGTGATTCAATTAGAGTTGTTGGTGTATCATCTGCAACCTATGCTGGATATAATTCAACATATAGAGTTACTGGTGTTGGTACACAAGGTAAAGAGATCTATGTGACATCTACATCTGCTATTAGTGGGGTTTCTACTACTGGTATTGGAGCAACTGCAGTAGATGGTTCATATGCATATCTAACAGGTGAATCATTAAGAGTTAGTTCAATTGTGTATAATAATGTTGTTGGTCTTGCTACAGTTACTACATCAAATACTCATGGATTAAAAGTTGATAATAGAGTTGAGTTTGTAGGTGCAGATCAAGCATTATACAATGATACTTTTGTTGTAACTGAGAACGTGGGATTATCTACTTTTGTTGTTAATATTGGTGTTAATGCATCATCACCAGCAACAACAGGTACAATTTATGCATATCGTGATGGTTATGCATCTAATGGTGGATTAATTACTGTTGATGATGAAAATCTAAATGGTCGTATGATTCCATCTTATGCTGGAATTACAACTACATTGGCAGCTGCTGTTACAAATACAACAGTAGAGAGTGTAGCACTTAATGGTAGATTGAGTCTTGATATAAGGAATGGTGATTACTTTACTATTGATGATGAGATTGTAAGAGTTAAGACTGCACCATCAGGATTAGGTGATTCTGTAAGTGTGTTCCGTGGAGTATTAGGTTCTAAGAGAGCTACTCATATTAGTGGGTCTTTAGTCCGAAGAATACTTATTAATCCAATTGAACTTAGAAGACACTCTATTATCCGTGCATCTGGACATACATTTGAATATGTTGGATATGGTCCAGGTAACTACTCAACTGCACTTCCTGATAAACATGATAGAGAATTAACTCCAGAAGAGGAATTATTAGCACAGTCAATCCGTAAGGATGGTGGTGTTAACTTCTATACTGGTATGAATGCTAAGGGTATATCATTCACTGGTAATAAGAAGTCAAGTAGTATTACAGGAAAAGAAGAAATCTTTGATACCCCAGTTCAGACAGTAACTGGTGAGGATATTGGAAATCTTGAAGATCTTAACGTAACTCAGGCAACTGAAGGTGTATTCTCAAGATCAATTAGAGTTGAAGGTGGTCCTGATAACAAGGTAGCAACTGAGTTTAATGGTCCTATTATTGTTAACAATAAATTGACTGTTAATTCTAGTGAAGGATTTGAGGCTAACTCACTATTCTTACAAGGTGATAAAACTGTATCTAGAAAGTATACTCTTTCTGGATCAACTCCTACTCTTGCAGGTAATCCTGGTGATATTACATACTTCTCTGATCCATCTCAAGGTGGATATGCTGGATGGATTTATAGTGTAGATAATGAGTGGAGAAGATTTGGTAATGTAGGTCTTGCTAATGATGCAAATGTAAATGTATTTGATCAAGTAGGAATTGGAACTACTACACCTGGCACAAATACACTTCAAGTGGGTGCTGGAACATCTCTTATCGCAGTAAGTGGTGCTGGTGATGTTGGTATTGGAGTTACGAACGATGGATTTAAGTTTAATGTAACTGGTAACTCTAATATTACTGGTATATTAACTGCAACTAAATTTGTTGGTGATGGTTCTGGATTAACTGGAATAAATGCAGCAGCAACTGGATGGACTAATTATATTGGAGTATCTTCCATAACATACAATACAAACATCACTAGTAATGGTAGAGTTGGTATAGGACTTACTATTCCAAATTATCTCCTTGAGGTTGGTGCTGTTGGAGCATCAAATACAACTCTAAATGTAAATGGTCATGCATTATTTACAGATCAGATTGATGCTAACAATGTAGATATTACTGGTGCTCTTACATCAGTAAATTACGACTTACAAGGTGCATCTAGTAAGATAACTGTTGGTGTTATTACCACAACTGATCTTAAGATTGGTTCTGGATCAACTATTCTAGCAACATCTGCTGGTGGAATAGGTATTGGAACTTTATCAGCAAGAGCTAATTTGGATGTTGAGGGTCATACAAGACTTAAGACTTATTCTGAAAATGTTGGAACACTTTCAATTGCTGCAAATGTCGCAACAGTTGATTTAGGTTCTGCACAGACATTTAATCATACTTTAACTGATAATATTATAAGTTTCAAGGTAATTAATGTACCTGCTGGATCTTCATCCTTTGTTTTGAAATTAACTCAGGACACAACTGGAGGTAGAACAGTTGGTATAGATACATTTGTTGATCAAGATTCAACTTCTGTACCAGTTTATTGGCCTGGAGGTGTTGCTCCAGTTATAAATGGTGGTGGATCTCAAACTGATATCTATTCATTTAAGATTATAGATGGTGAAGGTTTAAGTGGAACAGGATTGTTTGGTGTTATTACAGGACAAAATTTTAGTTAATAATGGATCAAAATCTTTTTAGAAATAAGCAGACATTTTTGGATCTTAATGGTCCAAATTTGTCATTTACGACTCATCCATCAAATCAGAGTGGTAATTCGGGTGATAATGCATCATTTATAGGTATTGCAACAGCAACATTTCCTAATGCTGCTGATAATGAGGGATCTATTGCATATCAATGGTATGAAGTTGGTATTGGTAAATTGAGTGATGGTGGAAAATTATCAGGAACTACTACAACTACTTTAACAATTAGTAATTTAGTAACCCCTGGTGATGATGGAAGAAAATTTTATGTTGAAGCTGATTATATTCCAAAATTAGTTGATACTGGTGGTGGAAATTATCAAACAGGAAACGCATTTAATGAACCTTTAAATTCAGGAATTGGTACTTTAACGGTTGCTGATGAAATTGAAATTACATCACAACCAATTCCAATTACAGGAATAGCAACGACAAGTCATTCTTTTAATGTTGTTTCTAATTTAAGTGGAGTAACTGAAGATTTATCATTTCAATGGCAAGTAGATGGAATTAATGTAAGTGATGGAACACTTGAAAAGAAAACTGTAGATGTTGTTACTCCTTACACAGTTACTGATACTTATTACTCTACTGGGCCAGCACCTGGTGGAAATATTACTGGTTTTAATGGGGGAGGTATATATTGGATTTATTATAATAGTGGGATACAACAAGGAAGTTGGAATGCAGGAAGTAGTGCTGAAGGTTCTCAATCAACATTTGGTGGTACTGAAGCTTTTTGTTTAGGTAAGTCTGTAGAACAGATTGCATCTGTAACTGGAACTACAGTTCAACTTGGGGATTTCCGAGAAACTAAAATTGAGCAAGGTGATAGTGTTAACTATTATGCCATTGATGTAGTCACTGGAATTAGTACTACGAAAGTAGTGGAACAAACATTTGATTTTGATACCTTTCTTGTACCTGCAAATGCCACTGATATTAGACTAGATCTTGGAGCTGGTTGTGGTGGTGCTGGTGCAAGTACTCATCTCAATAGTGGTGGTGCTGGTGGTGATGGAATGACTGCATGGTTTAGTATTCCAACAAGTTCATCTGATAGAGTATTTACTTTTGATATTGGTAGGAGTGGAAATGATGGAATAGTAGGAACAGATCAATTCAATCCAAGTAATGGTGGACTTGGTGGTAGGGTTACGAATTATACTGTTACAACTGGTGGTGGATCGCATTCATTGTCAGAGGGATTTAGTGGAGGTAATGGTGCAAAATCTGGGTCTACAGGATTAAATGGATCTGGAGGTGGTGGCAGTGCTCCTACTACTGTAAGAATTGATGGAGTAACTGCAATTGTTTTAGGTGGTGGAGCAGGTGGTGGTGGAGCCAGTGAATCTGGTGCAGGAACTGATGGTGCTGATGCAGGACCAACATCTGGAAGTATACCTTTTTATGGTTTGACTGATAGCGATTCTTTTTCATCTAAGAATGGTGTATCTGCTGTCAATACTTCTGAAACTGGAGCTGGTGGTGGTGGTGCTGGAGGAGGTGCTATTTTTACATATAATTCTACTACTTATAGTGAACTCCCTGCAGGAACTTCTGGTTCATCTGCAACAGGTGGTAGTCGAGGACATAGTGCATATAGAACTAGTTTAGCAACTTATCTTGGTAGTTCTTATAATCGGTATGAGAAGTCTCGTGGAGCTGGTTCTGGTTGGGCATTTCTTTCATATACAACTACTACATCTACAAATACAAATGATACAAAAACCACTACTGTAACTGGTGCTGAAACTGCATCATTGACATTAAGTACTGATAAGGTTGGTGTTGCATATACTGTCGGGGTTCAAATTACAGGAACTGCAAGTAATTCTCCATTAACTTCAGATATTGTTGGATATAATGTAGTATCACCGTTTGATCAATCTATTGTTAATATAGAAGCAATTGGAATTACAACTTCTGCTTCTCTTTCAACAATTAATTTGAGTAATGGTCCGATAACTTTTACTTCTTCTGATATTAGAACGGATAATACAAATGTTATAAGAGAATATGTATTATATTCTCCAGAGAGGGATATTGATGTTGAGATGGATATGTATGGTGGAAAGGGATATGATAATTTTATAAATGGAACTTCTTATGGTGGTCAAGGTGGATTTGGAAGAATTAGATTTACTTTGGAAAGGAATGTTGAATATGTATTGACTGGATTATCTACATCAATTGGAGCTCCTGCATTGTATAGAAAAGCATCTTTACTTGCTGTTGTTGGTCAAGGGGGATCTGGTGGTCAGCAAGGTGGTCAGGGTGGTAAAGGTGGTGGTCCTAATATGAATGGTCAGGGTGGTAGTGGTACTATAGGTGGTGGCGGTGGATCTTTTGTAGTTGGTGTGAATGGTATTTTTGGTTCTATATTTGAATCACCTTCTGTATATCCATCTGATAATCAAGCAATTGCACCTAATGGTGGAAGTATGCTTACTTGTCCAAAAGGTATATATTGGGCTCAACAAGGTGTGTCACAATGTAGTGATGTTGGAACTGTTCAATATAGATTATCTGATGGATCTATAGTTGCTAATACTTCTTCTTCTATAACTAGAGGATATAAATCTGGTTATAATATCATTGAAACTGCAGGTGCAGCAGTTGGTAATGCTGGTATTGGAGGTAATGGTGCAGCTGGTGGATTTGGTGGATCCAGTCAAGGTGGTGGTGGCGGTGGATCTGGATATGCTAGTGGATCTATAACTGTTGTTGTTTCTAATTTAGGTGGTGGAGAGTTTAATCAACCTAGAGTAATACTTAGACTTCCAGGAACGCTCTGACTATAAATAATAAAAAATAGGGGGAGAGTGAACCCGAAATAACATGGCTGTAAAC